AAGTTTTGCTAGTGCGCTGGCTTTTGCTTCGGCTTTAACGGCTTGTGCTTCGGCTTGTGCTTCGGCTTCGGCTTGTGCTGCGTCAATCGCTGCGGCTTCGTCTGCTGTTGCGTTACGCACTAAATCATCTATCTGTATTTTGTATGTCATATAGTCCTAACTGTTCGCTAATCCGTAAACTCGAATAGTGCCGCCTGTAACAGTTCCGCTATTGGTTGTCAATGTAAAAGCGGTGTAAGAAGTAGTGTTTGCTAAATATCCACCCAAACTATTTAAACTGCCAGCGGTATCGCTGCGTGAACCTATAGAACTGAAATGCGTATTTTTTGCGGCAAAAGGGTCATAAACATAAATTTGACCGTTCAAACTATTTGCCGAACCACGCACCATATCTGCCCAACTTGCTGCGTTTACGCCCCCTAAACCTACAAAAGTAGGTGATGCATTGTAAGTTAAAGACAAACCGACATAGTAATAACCTGTTGTCGTTGCGCCAAGCGTCATAACTAAAGAATTGTTCGTGCTTGCAACACCGCCATTAACCGTAATCAAATAATTGTCGTAAGTAGAACTAAACGCATTAGAAACCGTAACGCTAGAAACAGTAGTGCCAATAGTTGTAGCACTAATCAAAGTAAGACCGCTAGCGCCAACAGACTGCCACGCCGCACCGTCATAATATTGCGTTGCGTTAGTTGCCTCAATGTAAGCAAACTGACCTTCAGCAAGCGCCTTCTCACCCGCACCACCAAAAGCCGCATCGCGCGTAACAGTCGTAGCAAAAACAGGGATACCCGTATTTATTTCGGTTTGCTGTTGCGCGGTCAAAACTTGCGCTGCAACAAACGCGGGAACTGATGTCTGTGTGTTTGGCATATTGTCCTTTACATTACCCTAAAACATTGTCTGCATCAATGATCCCAAAAACCGCATCATCTAACACAAGCTCATAAACCACTGTGGTAGGGCTTGTAAAAAGCGTGATCCTGTGCCCGGTATTAAAATCTAAAAAATGTTCAATGCCCTCGATAGCCAGCTCTTGCGCTAACTCTGTAGTGCCTGCGCCGCTGGCAAAAGTTTTTTCTATCGTTATTGTGTTGCCAATTTCTATTGTGGCTAACACATCTTTTTGCGGGCTGGTCAACATATTAAATTGCGTTTGCACAGATGTATAGATTGGCTCAGGTTCGGGCACAAGCAAATATTCTGCAAGCGTTAAAGCTGCGGCATTGTTGTGCAAAAGGCTGTTACTTATGTTTGTTGCCTGCACAAAATAGGTTGCTTGGCTTGCCGCATCATCAGCTGTTTGCGGGCTGTTACTGCCGGCAATAGTTACGGTTGCTCGATTGATTACGCGGTCAGCTTGAAAACTTATGCCTACCCCGTTGTATTTGAAATTTGTGCCATCGTCATGAAAATCTGCTACAGCTGCGCTAAGTGTGTTTCCTATTCTTGGCTCAAAAACAATGTTTCCTTCACGCGACATATAAAGCCTGCCTTGCTCAGCAAGATTTATATTTGAGCAATACTGTGCAACATTGACACCCTGATCAATCGTAAATGCGGCTGAACCGCCAAGTGTTTGTGTGCCGGTGCTAATAGATCGCTGGGCTATTGGAAAAGCTACTTCAGGCAGATCTAAAATGGCTGTAAGTCGAGCGCTTGAAAGTTCCTCGCTGACATTAAATTCATCTAAAACGGTTTGTGCCAACAAATAAAATTGATCCGCGCAATAAACCGTAACTGTGTCTAAACCGCCCAAAGCAAAATTGTAATCAAAATTTATGATGTAACCGTTAAAGATGTCTTGCGCCGCGTTCAAAGCATCGTAGCGTTGCAGTTTTACTTTACGCATAGGCGCTAAGCCGGGTTGCTGTGTAGTTGCATCCCAATAGGGCGAAAGCTGATCAAACGGATTAAAAATTCCTGTCGTATCAATCATTTGGAAAACCATTGTGCCCGGTCCAAATTGATCGCCAATATCCTGCCGCCCGCGTTTAACGCTTACCGATGTGCAACCATCAAGCACCCCAGCAAAATTTGTTGTGCCATCTAAAACAAATTCTGTGTTATTTAAAACGCCCGCTGAAGTGTCATCTAAAGTAAAAGCATCTTGCAAAAAACCTGTATCAATAAACAGCTCATAGTTACCTGAGCCAACTACAGCTACCCCAGCCATTAGGCAATCTCAAACTGTGCCGGACCGGATGAACGGTTATATGCTCGAAGCGCATTGACCACAGCACCGCCTATCTCTGCGCTAGTTGCTAGCCCGCCCGTAACATTAACTGTTACCGCGCCGCTGCCATCAAAACCGCGTATCCCATCAGGTCTGCCAATAGATGGCATATTGGGCGCACTAACCAATGGTGCACCTATCGCCTCTGTAAAGCCCGCTGAGATGCCTTTAACATCAGCAAACCTTATGCCTTTGGCTGCCAGTCGAGCATTAGCGGCAGCTAGCGCCGCCTCTACGCCTCGCAAATACTCTTGGGCATTAGATACGCCTGCACCATAAAACTTTGACGCTGAAAGCTCACCGATGCGCTGGGCAATGGCTTGTGTTTGCTCTACAAGTGTGTTTGCCCGCAAAACATTTTCTGATGACGCTAAAAGCTCTTTAGCGATAGCTGATCCGCTATCAATGCCAGCATCAATAACTTGCTGTAACGCATCCTGAGAAAGACCGCTTGCCAAAAGTTGCTCGACAAGTGCACCAAATTCTTTAGTTTTGTCTGCCTGTTTTTGTAGCGCACTAAAAAAAGATAGCCCGGCATCCTCGCCGCCTTCCTCAAAAGCCTTACCAAAATTGAGTGCATCGGTTATTACTTTGGCAACTGATCCACTAAAATTATCAAAACTATCTTGAGCGTTTTTAAGTTTGCTTTGTGCGTCATCTAAGGCTTGCGCCATGTAGGTGCGTAAAGCATCGCTGGCTTCTTTAACTTTCTCAGCAAGCTTGCCTGCCTTGTCAGCGGCTTGACCTGCGCCGCTACCTACCTTCTCAACTTCTTTTTCGGTTGCTGCCATGTATTCAGCTATTTTTGTGCCACGAATATAATCAAGCGTAAATCCGAGCCTGCCCATAGATTGCGTAGTGTTTCGCGCCGAGTTACCCAAGCCAGTAGCTGCAGTAGTTGCCGAGTTTGTTTGATTTTTAAAGACCAGTAACGCGCCGCCTACCACTACTAGACCGGCTGCAATAGCTGCGGCTGCAACGCCCGCTGTGCCCGCTGTGGCTACCGCTGCAAGTGATGCCGCGTTAGCAAAATTTAATGCTGTAGCTATAACAGTTACGGCGTTAGCTGCCATTTGTGCAACCTTGTATGCAACTACAGCTGCCGCTACAGCCGCTATAGCAATGCCTAGCCCTGTAATGATGCCGGTGTGGTTTGCAGCCCAGTTGCCAAAACTTGTGAGCAACGGCAGCACAGCTTCGAGAGCTGGCAGCAACGCTTTACCGATGCTTTCTTTTGCTTCATCCAAAGCAACCTTAAGCCGCCTAAATTGTCCTTCAGCGGTGTTTGCTGCAACTGCAGCTGATCCGCCAAAAGTTTTACTTAGCGTTGACATCACTTGATCTAGCGATGCACCATCTTTAATCATTGTTTTTAGCTCGGGCGATAATTGCCCTAATGCTTTGTAATTACCGCCATAAGCTTTTGCTAACGCATCACTAACACTTGCAAGATCCATGCCAGTGCCGGCAGCAATATCCATTGCCAAGCCAAGCCCTTCATTTGCATCTGCAAGGTTTTTTGTGCCGCGCACCAATGAAGCAAACGCGGGGCGTAATTCCTCATCCGATACGCCGGTAGCCATTTGCATTGCAGCAATGCTTGCTTCGACTGCAGCAATCTGCCCTTGTGTAGCGCCTGTAACATTTTCTAAAGTTTTAGCCAAAAGTGCTTGCGCTGCCGCATCCTCTACAGCCGCTTTAAGACTTAGCCCGGCTACAGCTGTGAGACCTGCGAGCGCTGCAACCGCTGGCAAAAACGCTTTTTCCATAACAAAGCCAGCTTTTTGTGCGTTTGTTTCTAAGCCTTTAAATTGCAGTGCGGCTTTCTCAAATCCTTTTGCATCAAAGCTAGATAAAATCGGTATGTTAATTGCCATAGCGCACCTGCATATTTTTGTTTAATCGCGTCATAACTTTTTCAACAATATTTAAAACTTCTTGCTCGACTGTGGCACGGTTCATTTCTACAGCTGGATCAATAGCGCGTGGCTCTAAACTTGTTTCAGCGTTTAAGTTTGTTACAAACTGCCCAGTAGTGCGCCTGCCAGCATGATCATAGATAGCGCCGGCAGCATCTTTTTGTTGAGCGACCATAAGCTGATATGGCTTAGCGTTATATAGCACCCGATGGCTTTCGCGCGGGTTTGTTTCCGGATCAAATTTATCTTTAAAAGTAACTACCTTTTGCCTTTGTGCGGCTTGCCCTACCTTAATTTTGAAGCCGGCTCGAGCGGTGCGGTTATCCCAATACACATCACGCCCTTTTACAAGTTTGCCGCGCATCATGCCCGATAGCGGCGCACCGTTGCCAAGTTCGTTTGGAAACTCTTTTATCATTGCGCGAGCGCTAACTAATATTTTTTGCCCTGCGCTAGTAATGTCTTTAGTTACTTGGCGGCGATATTCGCGATCAAAACTATTGAGCTCAGCCAAAGTTTCTTTAATGCCAAATATCTCAATGCGTGCGCTTGCTTGTGCCATCAGCGTGCCTTATTGCGTTTGTTAATTATTTCTATCACGGTGTTCAGATCATCCAGCTCAAAAGTCTCTGCACCCCAATAGCCGCACTCGACAAGCACTTCAGCGAGCGCATACCTTATTGATCCTCTACGGCTTTTGGGTTATTTTGATCGACCACCTCAATATTTTTTAGCGTGTCAATGTATGCATCAATGGTTGCTGGCACGGTAATGCCGGCTTTTTGTGATGCTGTATAGCAAAGAAAAGCTAGATCCTCTATGCCGATGCCTTGCGCCATTTCTGATGCTTTGCGGCGATACTTTCTTTCCCAGCTAACAATGGTTGCCAATGTGGTTTCTACTGTCTGCGTATTGCCATCGTTAAAAATAGCTTTAAGTGTTAATTGCATGTTTGTCCTTTCTCGGGCAAGGCTTCGCTCTCGCGGTCTTGCGGTTTATATTTCTCAGCGGCTTAAGCCGCGAGATCATGCTACGGCTTTAGTTAATGTGCCGCCGCTAAATGTAAGCGTGATGGTTGACAGTTCGCCAAGTGATGCATTAATCGGTGTGTGGCTTTCCAAATATGCGCCGGTGAGCGTATATTTTGGCGCGTCAGCTGCCGGTGTAGTTAGAC